CTAGAGCCTTGAATAAACACCATTCCGAATCCAGACGCGCCTTCAACTTGGATGCGTCCGTTTGTAGCTCCATTGACTTGAAGATCGTAACTAGGACTCGCCGTACCAATACCCACCCGATTATTCGTCGAATCAACCTTCAGCGTCGAGGTATCCACCGTCAGATCGCCGGTGATGGTGGCGGAGGCGAGGGTGGCGGTGCCGCCGGCTCCAAGGAGCTGGTTAGGTGTGACTTTATACGTTGTTCCACCTTGAACCACGGGCAACACATCGGTTGCCGGGACAACGGTGATTATTGAACCAAGTTGTGAAATCTTAAGGTCTGCCATATTAGTAAATTGCTAGGACTAGTTTACCGAGATCCTCCTGCACTAAAAACTCACCGCTTTCAGCCAGGAGAGAATCGAATGTTCCGAAAGTGATGACCAGGTGACCGCCGTCTTCTTGCACAAGGTAGTCGCCGTTCTCGCAAAGGATGTCGCGCCGTTCGATGGGAGGATCAGGCGGAACGCCACCAGCGCCAAGGCGATGATGACCTCCAAGTCCTAGTCCTAGTCCAAGGCGTGCCATTATCAGCCGTACTTGCGGTTGTAGGCTATCACAGAGCCGCTTGAAATCGTGACCGAGGTCCACACACCAGCGATCTCATCGCCAGCCTGTAGCGTCACGCCGGCGGGGAAGTTGGTGATGTTGGACACGGTAGCGCCGAGGATGGTGATCTCCAGCGCGTGCAGTGACTGGAAGTTACCGGTCACAGTGCCGGATGCACTGGAGATGTACCGGCCACCGTATTCGCCGGCGAGCTGACGATTAGATCCAACATTCATAATGGAAATTTCTGACTGCTTCTTTTGGCTCCTTCGAAACCAACTTGCAAGCGAGTACCTCCCGATTTCACACGCACCTCGGGATTGTCGCGCTCGACCTCTCGCAGGAACTGTGAATCCTTCCAGCATCCGTACCCCAGCTTGTGGCCCCAGTAATGGTACAGTGTGGGGTCGACACGCATTCGGAGTCGACCGATGCCATCGACAGACCTGAAGTCATTGATGGAGGTCTGCTTGGCTATCTTCTGCTGCTGGATGCCAGCATTGACCCACTCTTTGCGGTAGCCGGACTTGAACTCATTGACCACCTGGTTGCGTAGGTCGCCTGGGAGATCGTCCAGGGCATTTGCGATGAAGGTCGAGATGGAGTTGGGATTGGACATGATTCAAAAAAGAAGGGAGGCCCCCGGAATTTTCCAGTAGCCTCCCCTAATTTGCAACTAAAGATTAGGTTGTCGGATCGAACATACCCATGCCGTTCGGATTCTTAACACACAGACCAGCAATGGCCTGAATCAAACGGCCCTCACCGCCACCGTTGTTGGGCAGCACAGTGACCTCAGGCAGCTTGGCGTAACGGATCTCAACCATGTCCATCGGGACCACGTAGCCTTTGATGGCACCGCCATCCGTAGCGCTGTAGTCAAATGCTCCAGCATTCAAAGCATTTACCCATACGTCGGGGTGTAATACAAGCCGACCGAAGTCGCCTTCGAAAATATCGATTGACGCCTTGAAAGTGTCAGATCCGAGTTCTTGGTTAAAGGTGCGAACAGCGGTTGCGGCGATTGCGTTAGAGTTAAGCGTAACGGCAGTGGTGCTGGCCGTCAGATTGGTAAACGCACGCTTGAGATTGGCTCCCAAGAAACAATCGTAATCGCGGAAAGTTCCAGTGGCTGAGTAAATCGCCGTAAGAACATTCTGAACAGTGGCTTCAGTAAACAAAGAAGTGGCCGTGGTAGAACGGGCACCGGATGCTGGCGCAAACGAAGAGGTGGGGGCACCAGTGCCAGTCGAATTAGTGGTTTTAATCCACTGACCCAACGAGCTAGTCAGATACGCATTTGTTCCATCATCGTTTTTAATTGCCTGATTTGTGCACAGGAAAGTGCTTTCCATTTTGCGCTTCAGCTCAATGAGGCGCTTGCTGATGCCGTTAGCGATTTCACCGCCGTTACCAACGCCAGCGACGTTGGAGGTGTTGGCAATGAAGCCGATACGCAGATCGTTACGGAACACCTGGGCATTGTTGCTCAGGCGGGTACGGTTAGGAACCGGGTTAACCGGGCTACCAGGACTACCAGCAGTGTAGGTCACATCAGTGCCGTCAACAATGCCGCCAGGCGCTGGCGTGGCATAGTTGTCGACCTGCCAGGAGAACACCATGTTCCCGAGGTCTTTGCCCTTGGGGGCCATGGAAACGAACGGGGTCGACTTCTGGTCGACGATGGCAATGTAGTCAGCGAGTTCCTCACGGATACCCACTTGGTTAGGTTGGAGTAGTGGCATAGGTCAGAGAATACGTTCTAGTAATCGAGCCAATTCAGATTCCCCTCCTGATTTCGAGAACCGAGACTTAGCCGCGGCGATTTCCGCCTGCGCATTGTCCTTTTTAACGGGACTCGACGTAGGCTTTCCAGGCTGTTTAGGAGCCGTTTTAAGCGGTAGTTTGGCCGAGGGCTTCCCCTTGGCTGATTCACGCTCCAAACGCAGTCTACGGCCCTCCAGGAAGTCGCCAACAAGCACCTGGTGCTCCGGTAACGCAGAGAGTTGTGGCAACTGCCGCAACACTGCCTGCGCCTCGGTGTACTGAGTGCTGCTACGATCCTTCCAGAATGGATAGATCTGCTCTGCGATAGGCTGGATCTGCTTGTAGTTGTTCAGGAACCGGGCTCTCGACGGGATGTGCATATCCAGTGCGTCTTCTACGCGCCGCTTGATCTGCTTGATCTCGCTAGAACTGTATTCCTTGTCACCTATTTCGCAGCCGTCGATGTTGTCCTCGCACCAGCGTTTGAGATCTCGGGCCTTGCTCCACTCTTCATCGAGTTTCTTCGCGTCCCAGACATCGGCAAACGGATCGGCTTGATTCACCACCGGCACCGGCCTATCGGTTTGGCTCTTCTCCAGCTTGGACTTGGTTTCGTTCAGCTCCCGCTCTAGCTCACCGGCTTTTTCAATGGCCTCACGCTTCTGGCGAGTCAGCTTGTCGATGCGCTTGCGGTAGCCAGACGGTTCCTCGTCGGCTTGGTCTTCGGTCTTCTGTTCAGAAAGAACATCCTCAGGAGACTCGTCCTGATTTTCCTCTTGGTTAGCGGTAGGATCCGCTTCCTCGGTCTGAGATTCCGCATCCGCGGCCTCGGACTCTGGGTCTTCCTCAATGATCTGCTGTTGCGGTTTTTCTGCCGGCTCACTGAACCTTTGTTCTAGTACCCTGGCCAATGCCGCCTCATCAAAGGTAAGCGGATTGATTTTAGGAGCCTGTGCCGTGTTTTTAGACAGGATCGCTTCCTGTGTATTCTGTGAGTTATCCATGCTATTTAGACCCTGCAAGCTGGGTATTGTGCGCCATGGTTGTTAAGGTCAACCAAGAAACCGTTGTGGTTAAGAGGTACTAGTTGGACTGATCCGTCAAACCATTAGCTGTCCTCAAATTGTCGATGTAGCTCGATAAATCCTTTAAAGAAGCGGCTCTACCACAATTGTGAGCTCGGCTTGAGTCCGTTAGGTCAGGCTGTATTGCACTGAGCACCTCGGACTCAATCATCTCCGATAGCAGTTGGGTCAAGGCACGCATAATCGGCGACTCGTCTCCCGCTGAAACGAAGGCCTCTTGGATTTTCTCGTCTGAAAGTCTCATTGTTGAACTCCTAGTCGGCCAGTCACAGCGTTTTGCTGCTGTTGGACGCTGAATTGAAGGTTTTCGATGTATTTCTGCAGGTTAGCTTGGAAAAGCGGGTCTTGCTGCACCTGCGCCTGGTACTTCGGATTGCTTTGGAGCACCTGCTGAGAGAATTGCAGCCGCATGGCAGCCGTAGGATCGGTTTCCCGGAGTTTGGGAGGGTTGCCCAGGCTCATCAACGCGATCTCGTTGTTGGTATCCTCAAACATCTTCTGCGATGCAGGCCCGGCAGGCATCACAAGCTCGGTCGCCAGCATCGGGTCAATGGCCCGGAGTGCGACCGAGATTAATTTAGCCCGGTCAATGACGCCGGCGGTGTCCAGAGGCAGGATCAAGGTCGAGATTGCCTTTAGTTTCTCGCTCACCAAGTCGCTGGACATTTCGCGCACGTCGAATTTCAAGGTTACGTCAAAGTCCTGAACGTCCTCGCCTATCTGGATCTGGGATCCTGTGATGCGTTGCACCTCCTGGGGCCCCATGTACTGCAGGGTCAGGCTGAACACCTGGCGGAAGGCCTCGGTCCATCCATGCAGCCAGTTGTTGATGGTCCTCTGTTGGCGCATCTGGGTTACAGCAGGAGCTACTTTTTCGGTGGGTCTGCCAAAGTACCTGTCGGTCTGCGCCATGACCTCGTTGATCAACGTAAAAGCCACATTAGGCTCACGGGCAGGAGGCTGCATGAAGCCAATCTCACCGCGCCGAAGCACCGGGATCTGGATGGCCGGCCCAATCTTCAGGTTACCACCTCGGGTCTTGGGCACCTCGATGGGAGGCAGTGTGGCTAGGCTGGTGTAGTCGAACACCGAGTCGCGCTGGGCTTTGATCTCCTGCTGCCAGGTCGAACAGATCTCGGGCACACCGCGGCTTTCGGTCATCTTCCGGTGGATAAGCTCCGAGCGCCAGCAGACAAACGGGTACTGGCCATGAGCATAATCCAGCAGCTCAAAGTAGCCCCACTTGTCGCCTACCAGAGGGCAGAACACGGTGTAGTAAACGCCTGGGATACCATCGGCATCCACAGCCTTCTGGTACGCATAGACCACCTCGATGAGGTTTGCGCGGTCGTCGTAGGAATTGTTTGGCAGGCCTACGAGGTATGTGTAGTCGGCAAAGTTAGAGAACTTGCCCATCGTGTTGATGGCTTCC